CCCGCAAGCGGGCTGATGGGAAGCATTTGATCCCTTCAGATTGGGCACCCCCTCCAGTTTCAGAACTGCCGCCAATGGCGAGGGCCTGTGCCGAGCAATGGACGGAAGCGAGCTACCAGACCGAGGGCGAGGCCTTCGGATGCTATTGGCGCTCAGAGCGCAAAATGAAGAGCGACTGGCGCGGCACCTGGGCCAACAGGATCATCTCCCGCCATGATGCGGTGATGCGAGCGCAGAAGTTCGGGAATGCGCCGCCGTCTTCGCAGAAGTTGCGCCCGCCGACGGCAGTCGAAGTCAGCAACATGGTCCGCTTCTACACCGACAGGGGAGATGTTGAGAAAGCCGAGGAAGTCCGGCGAAAATACGCCGCATCCATCGGCGATGTTGCAGGCTCAATCCTGAAAAGCGTGAGGGCCGCATGAACCGCTGCGATCCTGCAAGCTGGGAATCTCTTCGTCTGAGATACGAAGCAGAATTGAAGGTCAGGCGTGAAATGCAGGCTGAGAACAGGGGCAGGATCGAGGAATTGCAGCGGATATTGACGGAGATGTTTGGGGAGGGAAAATATGGGCAGACCGCGTAAACCTGGTCCGCGCAAGGGCAACCGGCGCTCCCGCGCTAAGGCGGATGTCATGGCCGATGATCGCGGCCGACCTAACGAGCGCATCATGGCGCTGCGCAAGTTGTTCTCATTCGTCAATCCTCCGGTGGATAAGCGGCTCGATGGTCGCAATGGTGAGATCGACAGCGAGATTTGCGATGCCGTGGGTCAAATGGCGGCCTTGGGACTATTCGACGGGCACGGCCATGATCCGGTTGAAATGGTCCGCTCGGGAAGGTTCTGGGGCTGTCACTACGCAGCGCTGCTCTGTTACGGCGGACGCGGGGCCAAGGTCTCCGGCTATGAGCGTGGCGACAAGAGCGAAAATATTGCCTGCCAAACGAAAGCCGACATCATCTTTGACCGCATGAATGACGGGCTCGGCGACTATGAGCGCGAGGTGCTCATCACGCTCCTGGTGGACCCGCTCATTGGAACGACGCCTGAGGGCGCGAACGCGACATGGGCCGACGCCCTGATTGCGGAAGGTCTGCGTGAGCGCGGACGGCTCGTGTCGTGCGCCATGTTTCCCTCACTGCATGATAGAGAGCTGCTGAACGCAGCGATTCGGGGGCTTTGCGCGCTGGTAGATGGACAACTTCCCGCACGATTCGAGCGCCGTGCTGCCTGACGATTTCAAAGAGCCATGCAACCAATGCCTGACCTGCGCGTTGGTTCCGCATACGTTCACGATGCGGTGAATATTTCGCTTGCTTTTGTTCCCGATCTGTGCTAGGGGACGAAATGCAATGCTCAGAAATGCGCCCAGCGCAGAAGTGAGCTAACGGAGAACACGGCGGGCCCCGCAGCAAAGAGCTGGAGCGGGCCCGTTTTCATATCCGCGCAAGCGGTCCCCGCCAGCACTGCCTCTCAGACCGACGCACTGATTGAAGTGCGGTCACGACGCGCAACTGACTGGCGGGTTTCATCCACGGAGCGCCGAGATGAATCGCGCTCGAAAAGCTCTCATAGTTCGAAGGGCTGATCCAATGCACGAAACGGCGTCGGAGATTGCAGATGCGATTCACCGACTTGCCGACGAGTGCGCGGGCATAGCCGGAGCTCTGTCATACCTGGCGGCCGCAAAGCATTCAGGGACAGCGGGCGAGCAGAGACTATTGGGCGCGGTGATCTACCAGACCTCGATCCAGCGGTTTGGCGGATTGAAATACGACGGCGAGCCGATTGACCAGATGACGATCGACGATCTCGCCAAGACATTTCGCAAGCTGCTGAGGAAGCCGTGATCTGGTGGCGGCCGACCTATCCAGCGCCGTCATACAGAACATGGTCATGGAAGCGACCGTTCACGATCCCATTTGAGATGATCGAGCGGTTTTTCCTGGTGGCAAAACTGCCGGAGCCTGTGAACGACAGAGACGAGTTGAGATGGTGAAGTTCCTGCTCAAGTCGGCAGAGATAGCGACAGCATCATTGATGGTCGGCATGTTCTTCGCATTGGCCGATAGCGCAATGGCGATGATCGAGAGCCGGCGTGCGTAACGGTCACTTTCAGAGACTCATTTGAATTTGTGAGGGAGGCGTAGCGTCAGCTCCCCCGGGAGGGACCGTGCCAGACAACTATATGCGCGGCCGCTCTGCCGCGATTTGCATGGCTGCCGATGAGATCGGCGCCGTCTATTACGACCGGATCAAGGTCACGTTCGGACAGGACGGGACAGCGACGGACGTAAGTTCTGCAAACCCGCTGCCCGTCTCGATTGTCAGCGGAGGCGGATCTTCGTCGGGCGGACTAACGGACGCCGAGCTGCGCGCAACGCCGGTCGCGGTGTCGGGAACCTTTTGGCAAGCCACCCAGCCAATATCGGGAACCGTAGGGATTTCGGGAACGGTGCCGGTCAGCGGCACTTTCTGGCAGGCCACACAACCGGTCAGCATCGCCGCCACTGTAAATGTAAGCGGTCCTTTGACGGACGCGCAGCTGAGGGCTGCCGCTGTTCCGGTGTCGGGCACGTTCTGGCAAGCGACGCAGCCTGTGTCGATCGCTTCGACCGTGGCCGTTTCCGGCACTGTCACGGCCAACGCCGGCGGCGGTACATTCGCCGTGTCCGGGCCTCTAACGGATGCCCAATTGAGGGCGAGCGCGGTGCCTGTTTCGGGCACGGTGACGATCACCCCGCCGACTCTCACCAAGGGAACGCAGGGTTCAACGGGCCTCTCGACCCAGGATCTGAAGGATGCGGGGCGCGTCCTGAGGGTTTTTTCGGCAAGCTTCACAGCGGCAACGAGCGAGGCGCTTGTAACGCTGACCCCGATCACGGACGGAACTGCGGGAGCAACCGGAACGACGTTTGCGGTTACGTCTGGGAAGAGGCTCAGGCTGCAATCGCTTAGTGTGAGCACGAAAAATGCGGGCGCCGCCGGCCAGGGCGTTGTCTGCAACCTGAGGATCACGGCGACGGGAGCGGTAGCGGCCAATAGCCCGCTGATCGCGACGTGCGCTGCTGGAACGTATCTCGCGACGGCCAATGTGACGAACGGCAACTGCGTGACGTTTCCGGATGGATTCGAGCTCTCCGGCAATATGCAATTCGGAATCAGCCAGATCGGAACGGCCACGGCGGGCAACACGGTCACCCTGATTGGGTATGAGTACTAAATGCTGGGATTGTCGCCGATCTCAGCACGATCCGTTAGCGGTGGGTCGTTCGGCCTCACCGCGGTAAGCGCGGCCCTTGCGGCCACCGCAACGATTACGTTCACGGCTTCGGGAACGATCGGGTCTATTGTCCACCCCGTCGCCACGGTCGGAATATCGTTTCCCGTTTCGGGCACGCTGATCGTTCACCAGGCCCTTACGGCAACGGCATCGATTACATTCACGGTGTCCGGCGATCTCAAGGTTGCGGGACGCCCAATAGTGCTGGCGGCAATTCCACAGTCATTTGAGCTGAGAGCGATGCAGGGTTCGATGACCCTCAAGGCCATGCCTCAAAGCTTCACCATTCGGAGTGCGGGATGAGCGTTACAACCAGTTTCGCCAATCAGCTCCTCGCCCTCATCCTGGAGGGGACGGCGATCGCGAACATCGCGGACAATGCCGCGTCGTCTCCGCTCGGGAATCTCTACATCAGCCTCCACACGGCAAGCCCCGGAACGTCGGGCAACCAGGCGACCAGCGAAACAGCATACACAGGTTACGCAAGGCAGGCCGTCGTCAGAACGTCAAGCGGATGGACCGCGGCAAGCGGGACGAGCAGCAACGACGCCGAGATTGCCTTCCCGATCTGCACGGCGAGTCCGGGCAGCGATCTTCTCTACGTGGGAATAGGAACAGCTTCTTCGGGCAACGGAACGCTGCTGCTTTATGGAGCGCTCACTTCCTCCATCGCAATGCAGGTCGGAACAACGCCGATCTTCTCCGTTGGCGAGCTCGATGTCACATGCAGCTAAGACCCGACGAGCTCCCCGACATGATCGAGGATGAGGTAAGGCGAGTAACGCTTAACCTGTCCGGCGCCGTTGGGACGAACACGATCACGGACAGCGACATAACGAGCGACACGCTAACAATCGGAACACCATCGATCAGCGGAACGAGCGTGAGCTTCAATGTGACCGCAAGCAATCAGGGAACGCATTACATTCTCGCATCGGCCGTCTTGAGCTCGGGCGAGACAATCAAGGGCTATATCCGGGCGAAGGTCACAGGAAAGCCCTGCACGAGCGCGACAACCGATTATGAGTGACCGCAACGACACCGGCCAGTTCATAGTGGGCCATACTGGAATGGGCGGACGGCCAAAGGGCGCTCGCAATAAGCTTGGCGAGGCGTTCATCCAGGCGCTTTATGATGATTTCAACGAGCACGGGATTGCTGCGGTCGAGAAGGTCCGTGCCGAGAAACCGGACCAATATCTGAAGGTGATCGCATCCCTGCTTCCGAAAGACGTGAACCTGAACGTCAACAGCGAGATCGAGATGTCGGATGACGAACTCATCGACCGCATCCGAGCCCTCACAGAAGCCGTCGCCCCGCTCCTTGGCCGAGCTGGAGCGGCTAGTGAAGGAACTGAAGCGCAGGGAGTCGCAACGGTCGCTTCTCGCGTTCACTGAATACACGAATCCCCTTTATCGCTCGGCCGAGCACCACAGGCGGATCTGCGACAAGCTTGAGGCGGTCGAGAGAGGGGACATTGACCGGCTGATGATCTTCATGCCCCCGCGGCATGGGAAGTCGGAACTGGCATCCAAGAGATTCCCGGCATGGTGCCTGGGTCGTCAGCCAACGCGGCAGATCATCGCGGCAAGCTATAACTCAGACCTAGCCAACGACTTCGGCAGGAACGTCCGCAATATCGTGGATGAGCCGGAGTTCCGCGAGGTGTTCCCGAACGTCTCACTGGCAACGGACAGTTACGCAGCGAACCGGATGAACACCGACCACGGCGGCGCCTATGTAGCGGCGGGCGTGGGAACGGCGGTCACGGGCCGCGGCGCGCATATCGCCCTGATCGATGATCCGTTCAAGGATCGCGAAGAGGCGGACAGCGAGCGGCGCCGGGACATTGTTTGGGATTGGTACCGCTCGACCCTATTCACCAGATTGATGCCGGGAGGCGCGATTGTCCTTATCCAGACGCGTTGGCACGAGGACGATCTTGCTGGTCGGCTGCTCGAAACTGAGCCTGAGCAGTGGGATGTGCTCGAACTCCCGGCGCTGGATCTTCAGGGCAAGGCGCTCTGGCCCGAATGGTACGACGAGCAGGCCCTAGCCCGCATCAAGGCCACGATTGGGCCGAGGGAATGGTCGGCGCTGTATCAGCAGCGGCCGCAGCCGGACGAAGGCACGTTCTTTCAGCGTTCCTGGTTCAAGGAATGGGAAGCGAAGCCCGCTCTTCGTTACTACGGATCGAGCGACTACGCGGTCACGGACGGCGATGGCGACTATACGGTCCATCGCGTCTGGGGGATCGACGCGGGAGGATGCATTTACCGTGTCGATGGGTGGCGCGGGCAGGCCACCTCTGATGTGTGGATCGAACGCAAGCTTGACCTGATTAAGCAATACAAGCCCTTGGCGTGGTTCGGCGAGGGCGGGGTGATCCAGAAGGCAATCGAACCGGCACTTAGACGACGGATGCTGGAGCGGCGGGTGTTCTGCCGATTGGAATGGCTGCCGAGCGTGGCCGACAAGCCGACACGTGCCAGAAGCTTTCAGGCAATGGCCGCAAGCGGGCGAGTCTATCTCGAACCGCACGCCGACCTGAGCGAGTTCCTGAGCTTTCCCGCCGGCAAGCACGACGATGAGGTTGATACGGCGTCCCTCATCGGACGGGCGATCGACCAGGCACATCCGGCGCTGGCGGGAACGATCGACAAGAATAAGCCGCGCGACCGCTGGGACGAAACCACTGAGGAGACGGGTTCATGGAAGGTGGCGTGACCGATCTCGTTCACATGTTCGAGGAGTCGGAAGACGCCACACGCGACGCCCGCAAGCTCGCCGAACGGGACATCGACTACCGCGACGGCAAGCAGTGGACATCGGACGAGGAAAACGAGCTCAAGAAGCGTAAGCAGCCGGTCGTCACCTACAACCGCATCCAGCGCAAGGTCGATTATCTCTCCGGACTGGAGAGGCAGCAGCGCAAAGACCCGAAGGCATTCCCCCGCAACCCGGACGACGAGGACGCGGCCAACGCGGCGACGGACTCAATCCGCTTCGTCTGCGACACCGAGAAATGGGACGAGAAGCGCAGCGCCGCATGGGATGATCTTCTGACTCCCGGCACCTGCGCGATCATGGTCGGCCACAAGCAGACGAAGAAGGGCATCGACCCGGCGCTGATCCAGATTGCGTGGGATCGCTATTTCCATGACCCGCATTCGGCAAGGCCGGACCTGAGCGACAAGAGCTATGACGGGATTGTCACCTGGTACGATCTCGACGTTGCGCTGAGGCGCTGGCCCGACAGGCAGGACGTTCTCAATTCCACGCTGGAATCGGTTCGGGCGGACGACACCTACGACGACAAGCCCAAGGAAAGAATGTGGGCGGACGCCAAGCGCCGGCGCGTTCGCGTCGTGGAGATGTATTATATCCGCGAGGGCGTCTGGTATCGCTGCGTTTTTACGAAGGCAGGCCATCTGGAAGACCCGCAGCCGTCTCCGTACATGGATGAAGAGGGCAATCCCGAAAACCCGATCAAGTCCACTTCGCTTTACGTGGATCGCGACAACAACCGCTTCGGTGCGGTCAGGGTGATGATTTCCCCGCAGGACGAGATCAACAAGCGGCGCTCGAAGGGCCTGCACCTGATTACGATGCGGCAGGCGCGCGTGTCTCTTTCTGCGGCGGCGGACAAGGAGAAGATTCGGCGCGAGCTGGCGCGGCCGGACGGGCTGATCGACGGCGACAAGGACGATTTCGAGATTCTTCCGACCGCCGACATGGCGCGCGGCAATTTCGAGATGCTGATGGAGGCCAAGGCCGAGATTGATCTTCTCGGGGCCAACGCGGCGCTCGCGGGCAAGAACGAGAACGACCTTAGCGGGCGGGCGATCCTCGCCCAGCAACAGGGCGGACTTGTCGAGGTGGCCCGCATGTTCGACCGGCTGCGGTCGCTGAGCATCGCCGTTTATCGCGCGATCTGGAACCGCATTCGCCAGTTCTGGAACGAGGAGCGCTGGATTCGGGTCACCGACGACGAGCGCAACCTTCGCTTCGTCGGGTTGAACCAGAAGATCACGGTCAAGATGCTTGCTCAGGAAGTGATGCAGGGTGACCAGCAGGCGATCCAGAAGGCGTCGCAGTTAGTCGGCCCGCAAATGCTTCAGGCCGCGCTCCAGGGCGATGAGCAGGCAGGCATGGCGCTCGGGCTGTTCGTTCAGCAGAACGGTAACCAGGTCGTTGAAGTCCGCAACGCGGTCAACGAGCTCGACGTGGATATTGTGATCGATGAGGGCATGGACACGCCAACGGTCCAGGCCGAGCAGTTCGAGACCATTGCGAAGCTGATGGCCAATGCTCCCGCGCTTCAGGCCAACCCAGGCGCGCTGGAGTTCCTGGTCGAAGCCTCGGCGCTTCGCAACAAGGACAAGCTGCTCGACATTCTCAATCAGGGTCCGCCGCCGGAACAGGTTCAGGCGCAGCAGCAAATGCAGCAGCTTCAAATGGCCGGCGCCGAGGCCGAGGTGGAGAAAACCAAGAGTGAAACGCTCAAGAACGTGGCGCAAGCTCAGGCGGCGGGAACGCCGGAAGCGCCTCAGCAAGCAGATCCAGTAGAGCAGGCGCGAGTCATGCTCGAAGGCCAGCAGACACAGATTGACGGCTTCAGGGCCGAGACCGAGCGCATGGAAGCGCTGAAACCCGACAACAGTTCCACGTCGAGATGACGTTGAAGGTGCCGCCGACCCACGGGCGTAATCCAAAGTGCCGCCGACTTTACGGGCGTTGAGGGTAAACGATGGAGAATCTTGACGAAGTTCTGAAGAGCGAGCCGGAGCAGGAGACCCCTGAGCCGATTGTGACACCGCCCAGCGATATAGTCGATCCGCCGAGCGATCGGTTGAGAGACGAGAAGGGCAGGTTCGCGAAGAAGGACGAAACGGGCGTAGAACCGCAGCCGCAAGCTCCGGTCGAAAGCGAGGCGCCGCCGGCCCCGCAGTCACAGCTTCCTCCGGACATTTACGAGCCCCTCAAGGCAGTTCGGAACGAAAACAAGGAGCTTAAGCGGCAGCTGGAGATGATCCAGCGGCAGATGCAGGTTCCGCCGCAACCGCGGCAGCCAACCCCCGAGTTCTGGGACGATCCGCAGGGCTTCATGTCCGCGGAAATGTCCAGGTTCGGCGAAACGCTGCTTCAGCAATGGGAGCAACGCCAGCAGATCCAGCGCATCGATGCGTCGGAGAAAGCTGTCCGCGCCAAATATGCTGACTATGACGAAGCCTATCAGGCTTTCGAGCAGGCGGTGCAGGCCAATCCACGGCTCGCATACGAGCTGGCGCAATCGGACGACCCCGGCGAATTTGCATATACCAAGGGGAAGGCCGCTCTTGCGATCCAGAGCGTTGGGTCACTGGATGCCCTGAAGGCGCAGATCCGCTCCGAAATTGAGGCCGAGCTTAAAGCTGCAATTCCGCAGCCGAAGCCGGTTCTCCCATCAACAACCGCCGCCGATGGATCGGTGGGCGGACGATCCGGCCCCTCGTGGTCTGGTCCGACGCCGCTTACCCAAATCCTCGGCTAGTCACTCACTTTGGATTGCCACGCCGGGAGGCGTCGCGTCCCTTAGACGGATAATTTTCAATGGCAGACACTGTTGCAGCGACTGGGCTTACCGC